GATATCATTATGGTAGCAGTAGATTTATCTACTACCAATGTAAAAGTTTGGTTAGGTAAAAATGGCACATGGTTTAATGCACCAGGAACTTCTGATGTTGGAAATCCAGCGAGTGGTACAAATGTAGGTTGGTCAGGTTCTAAAGGAGATGAATTTTGGGGAATATCAATATCTTCATCAGATAATGAAGCAAACAATGCTACAAAATATACCTACATCAATATGGGTAATGGATTCTTTGGTACAACTGCTGTTTCAAGTGGAAATGCCGATGGAGCTGGAATAGGAGTATTTGAGTATGCAGTGCCTAGTGGATTCTATGCAATTTGCACAAAAAACATTAAGACTTATGGATAGGAGA